TATTAAACTTGTTTTCTATTCCTTTGTAATCAAAACCTAATATGTATATTTTTTCATAACTATGTTGTGCGGCAAGCCAAAGAGCAGTAGGACCACTACTCCATCCTTTGCTAGGTTGAAATAAGTTTAAATTAGGGATTCCGCCGTAGGCTTTGTTAGGATTTGACCATACTGTGTGCTTTTTTTGGTAACCTGTTTTGGTAATTTCTAGTATCATTTTAACATCAACAGCTACCAGATAGTCAGGTGCAAATGTTCTGTAAAGAGCATTACACCCATATATTTTACCTATTTTAGAAATTTTTTCTACATCAACAGATTTTCTGCTTGTACCGTTGCCCAATACAAATGCCAGCTGATTGTTTTGTTTTTTTATAGGTGATTGTGGAACAGCATCAAATTGAGACAACTTAGGCTGTCTGGCTAATTCTTTTTGTCTACGTCGTTCTTCTTTAACGACTCTCCATTGTTGTTTTGTATATTGACTTTTATCTATTTTAGCCAACGGTTAGACTCCCGCCGCTGCTGCCTGTCCTGCTATACCATACATTTGGCGAACAAAATCCATCTCTTTTGCTTTTTCTTCTGTATGTAATTCGCTTGCTTTACGAGCGCGATTAATTTGACGAAGTGTTAATCTTGTTTTGCGTGTATCGTCTAAATCTACTATTGAATCGTCATACTGAGGTTCATACCTATTGTCTTCAACAGGTTCAATAGTTTCTTTGTCGTAGTAAAAAAGTTCTCTCAGTATCATGTTATTATTTATACCTCTGTTTCCTGATCGCCTGCGGGTGCTTCTGCTGCGGCGGCATCGCCTGCTGCCGATTCTGGTGGATCACCTTCTCCACCGTCTTCACCTCCAGTATCGATTCCTGCTTGGTCTTCTGCACCATCAATATCTGCAGATATTCCTGCACTTGAAATACCAACACTTCTCATTTCTCCTGCCGCATCACTAGTTGGAGGTGTAAGTGTTTCGTCATTTTCTTCTCGCCACATACGTTCATTTTCGGCAAGGTCTTCTGCACTGAATCCTAAGAAACGTTTTAGTGCAAAACGATTTGAAATAAATGGAATTGCTTGTACTTGTGCAAATGAACTTATACGTTGGTTGTCAAGTTCAGTTTGTCTGTATGCTGCAAAATTTTGTGGTGGTTGAAATTTAATATCAAACATTGCTGTGTCAATGTTTACACCTTTTTCTAATAAGAAACGTTTAAATTCTTGATCAAATTCTTCTACAAGTAGATTTTGCAATCTTTCGCAGTATGTGTTGAATCTTAATTCTTGAATAAATGCTGTACCTACTCTACCGTCATTGTAACTTGCTTGACTGTCGTCAGCACCTGTTGGTAAATATGAACTTGGAATCCTCAGACCGCGCACTAGCTTATTGGTAAAGTATCTTAAGTCGTCTATTTCGCCTAAGTTAGTACCGCCTGGTAGTGTTTCTACTTTAGATCCTCTACCTTCTGCTGTTTGTGGGAAAAAGTAATCTTCATTAGTTGATAGTGGATTGTATGCACTGTCAATTACATTAGTGCCACCGCCTGTTTTCGAAGGAATACGTCTTTGATGTATTTCTGTTTTTACACGTTCTACGAATTGCATAGCAAGGTGGCTAGGCATGTTACCTACATCAACATAGAAGACTCTGCGTTCTGGTGCTCTTTGCACACGATAGATTATAATTGCGTCCTCAAGCAGTTCTTTCTGTTTGTAAACTTTGAAAATAGTTTCTAATAATGAGTTACCAAATGGATAATTGTTGTCTAGTCCTTCTGACAAACTTAAATGGAACATATGTTCTGCATTAACTGCAACTTCACCATCTTCAATTGTAAATCTTGATCCTGGTTGATTTGGATAGTTACCAACCATACCACGAACACCACCTTGATAATATCCACTGCCGCCGCCTGTGATGTTACCGTTGGTTTGATGAGGTTTTGTTGCAACTAGATCTTTAAAATTTAGTTGTACATCTTTTACAATGTATTGCTCTGGTGTTTTGCCTTCTGATTCGTTTACGATAATTCTGTTTACTTTAGCAGGGTCTACGTGATAAAGTTTTTTTGTTTCAGGATCTCTTAAGAAAAATCCATCGCCATATTTGAAAACATTTCGAAATACTCTAAACATCCTGTTTTCAAAGTTGTTTAGTTTATACCATTGTTTTAGGTATTGTGATAGAATCTGTACTTCTGAATTTGTAGCATCTTTATAAAATTTGAAATCGAAGTGTGTGTCATTCTTTTTGTTTTTCTGTGTACAAAATTCTGCAAGAATATCAAGAGCAGCATTTACTTCTGAATCCAAATCCATTGTGTTGTATTGACCGTAACGTTCAACACGATTAGGTGTTCCTACATACACATCTGGTAGAAAACTTGAATAGTTTGATCTTGCAGGGCCTGGTCTAGACGCCGCACTAGCACCACTTATAGGTGAATAACTTCCTGATGTGTTATCACCTGTTGGTACCGGGGTAAAATATTTTTTCCAACTCATTATACGTTAAATCCTGTCATAACATTGCCTGACATACCCTTTATTCCTTTGAGTTGTCGCCTTGCTGTATCATTTACTTGCATATTTATATTAACTAATTGTAACATAGTTTGGTTCAGGTTGTCAAGTTTTTCTGCAACAGTACCACCAGAATTGGACATTCCTCCCTGAAATGCACTTGCTTGTTCGGCAAAAGTGTTTGCTTTTGACTCTAATGCATTGTAAGCATTGGTTTCTGATGCATTAAGGACCCTTTCTCCTTTGTGCAACATAGCCATCATGTTGCTAGGAAGTACTCCTTGTCCTCCAAGAACTTCTGCAGATCCTTTTTCGAACGGTGTTATATCAAAATTATCTACTCTAAGTGTGTTAGCAATAATATCTCTTGCAGATAAATCAGTATTTCCTACATTGCCTGGTGCTTTACCACTTGTAACAGCATCTGCAACAAATTTCATATCTTTTATTGCATCTGGTAAATCACCTACGTCTATATCAGGTTGATTTTGTAATTTACGCATCAAATCTTCGCCGCCAACAAATTGATCATCTATATACTTTTTTAATCCGCCTGCAACAAGAATTTCTGCTTCTATTATTTCGCCAACCTGTGGAATTTGTGTTTTGAGTGTAGCAATCACACCTGTTAGCTCTGCAAGTTCTCTTTTTTGTTCTTCAGTAGTGTTTGCATCATCATACATGTTTTGTATGCTCTTGGCTACATTTTGTATTGATTGTTTTTGTGCGTCGTTTGCGTCACTTGCGCCACTTGTAAGTCCCATTGATTTTGATAATGTATTAGTCAACTCATCAACAGATCCTGACATTTTCATTCTACCTGCAGGACCCATTTGATCAGCCAATGCCCTAAACCCTTCTCCTAATTGAGCAATTGGTCCTTCAGGACCAAGTAACTTATCATTTATATCTGATCCAAGCTGTCCTATTGCAAGCTCTGCTGAATTAATTGTTCTTGTAATTTCTGCACCTGCTCCTTGACCTTTTGCTTCTTTTTTAGCATCTTCTTTTGCAAGTTCAAGTGCTTCTGAAAAAGTCTTGCCAGCATCTCTGTATCTTTGCACTGCTGTTTGTAAATCACCACCGCTTTCTAACATGGTTGCTGCGGCTTGACCAAATTGGTTAGCGTCTGCTAAAACTGCTGTTTGTAAAAACTCTTTACTGTTTATTCTTTCAACTATTGCTCCACCCATGTTGTTAACCATAGTATCGATATTGTTGCTAAGGGGTGCGTCTGCAATAGCTCTAAATGCACCTTGTACTTTATCAGCTGCAGGTCCAAGTGCAACAATTCCTTTTCTTGCTGCTTCACTTTTTACTTGACCTAGAGCAAATGTTTCTTCAACTGCTGCAATAGCATCTGGACCTGCCATGCTTGCAGTCATCATTGCTTGTTGATACTGTTGTCTTGCAGCCATTGCCGCTTCTTTACCTTGTTCCATTTCGATTAAACGGAATTTAGCTTCAACTTGTCCTTTACGCATACTAGCATCAATTTCTGCTTGTATTTGATCTTTTTGTTTACCGGTAAGTTTTGCCATAGCATCCATTTCACCCGCTAATGACATAGTAGATTGTAACAAAAGATTTCTTTGTCGTTCATCAGTTAGATTAGCACGTCTATTAATGGTCATTTGTTTGGCCAGCATTTCATTGATGCCTTCGGTGCTCATACCCATCATCATTAATTGATCAGCATAACCTTCACTTGACTCAAAAAACGCTTCACTAAATCTTGTAAAAGATCTTGCACCAGCACTAACATTACCACCAAGAGCTGCAAATCCTTGTGAATTACTAGTTACAACATTGGCAAATGCGTCGAGAGTCATACGTGTGTTTGCCGCACTATTTTTTAATTCTAAAATATTTCCACCAAATGCTGCTCCAGATTCGCTCATACTTCTGAAAGTATTCACATAACCTTCGCCTGCTTGCACTATAGCATCTACAGGACCCATCCCTATTTTGCCTATTTGTCCAAAATTCTTAGCTAGTAGGCCTGTAGCTGTGCTTATACGTGCTGTTCCATCATATACACTAGCACCAAAACCACCAATGGATTTGACTGTTCCGGCGGCTGTGCTGGATAATATACCAAATATTCCACTAGATTTATCTGCAGATTCAGCAGTCCTTTGCAAATTATCGCTAATATTGGTAGATGCAACATTAACGGCGCCCATTTTTTCTGCTAGAGCAGAAAGCGTAGATTCCGTTGCTATGTTGTCAATTTCAACTTGATCACCAGTTATTTTGATTGTAGCCATATTTTGTTAGATCCTAAATTCTTGCCATATAAATATAATATAAAGTATTTATCGGAGTAAAACATGGAACAACAAAATCCATTAACGAAGTATTATAGACAACCTAAAGTTTACCTTTCTTTACCTAGTAAAGGAGAATGGTATCCTGAAGGTATGTTGGAAGGTGATCCTACAAACATTCCTGTATACGGTATGACAGCCATGGATGAAATTATGTTCAAAACTCCTGATGCACTTTTTAGTGGGGAAAGTGTGGTTTCTGTAGTTAAAAGTTGTATACCAGCTATAAAAGATCCTTGGCAAATGCCACAATTAGATATTGACAGTGTGCTTATTGCAATTAGAATTGCTACATATGGTCAAAAACTACAAACAAAATTCAAATGTACTAAATGTAACACAGACAATGAAAGCGATTTTGATTTATCTCGCGCTTTAGAATACTTTGCTGGCTTGACTTATTCAAATCATGTATATTGCGATCCGCTGACTGTAAAATTACGTCCTTACAGCTATAAAGAATTTGTTGATTTACAATTACAAACTTATGAACTACGCAGAATGTTACAAAAAACTATAGGTGATCTTGAAGAAAAAGTTAGAACACAGCGACTAGACGAATTTTATAAAAAGTTAGGTGTTTCTCAAAGCGAATCATTTAAAAAACAAATACTTGCCGTTGAAGCAGATGACACAGTTGTAAACAATCCCCAGCAAATCAATGACTGGATTAACAACAGTGAAGTTGGATTCTTTGACAAAATAAAAAATCATCTAGAAGAACAAAGAAACGAGTGGAAAATCCAAGATCAAAAAATTAAATGTGCTGAATGCGAACATGAAAATAATGTAGCAATGGATTTGGACGCTTCAAATTTTTTCGTCAAAAGCTAATACCACTCAACGATTCTGACATAATGAAGGAAGTTGAAAGAATCGATCTCGAAGCCAAACAAATCAAAGACGAAGTTTATAGGATAAGTTGGTACATGCGTGGGGGTGTAACTGCAAACGATCTATTTTGGTCCTACAGTGCAGAGGATAGAGAAATTCTTCAAAATATCATCAAAGACAATATCGAAAGCACTAAAAAATCTGGATTGCCGCTGGTTTAATTCAGGTTTCTAAAATTTTTCATTACACGGTCAACATCTTTAGGATCACTAACTCCTGGCTCGTCAATTTCCTTGTTTTTTACTTTTTCTTTCAAACTATCAGCTAGTTCTTGCATGTCTTCTTGGCTTAATGGTTTATGCTGTGGTAAGTCCGCAGGTAAGTTGCTTTGATCAAATTGATCTCCTACAGCTTCGTCGTCCCCTTTTGCCCAGTCTATAAACATTTGATAGAACGTGTCTCTTTCCATTTTGCCTAACAAGTATTCTGCACCAACAGTAGCTGCCACTCCAATGCCCCAGCCAATCAGTGTAGGCAAACTAAATCTTGGTAGTTTTCCGCCTGCTCTACCAATTTGTGCTGCAACGCTCAATGCTCTTGCTGTACCCACTCTTGCAACAATAGCACCAACTAACAAACTAACACCTACTGATTCAACACCAGAAAACAATATTGCCAGTTGTTCTTTTTTGTATTGTTGATACACAATTTTAAAGTCTTGCTGGTCCATATATCCATCGTTAACCATGTACATCAATCTAGCTTTTTTATCACCCGTGTTGTTCCAGTATGTTCCAAACATGTCATATGCTGTGTATCCAGCCGCTAGCCACGCAAGCCCCATGTATGATGTGCGGAACCATTTTGATCTTCTTAGCGTCTGCTGCTTCAAATTATAAGTTTCTGATGCATATTGTTTACCTACTGATACATTTAGTTTAGCTCTTCTTTTGTATTCTGCATCAAACTGATCTAATGATCCGGTTTTTCTTGTAGCGTTACCTTCTGCGTCATATTGAAGCCATGTAACACGACCTCTTTTATATGGTGTTTCAGGTTTGATATTGTGAGGATCACCTTTGGGAATACTAAGTTTAACTTGCGGAGTAATACCTAGTTTAGAAAATGCCTGTTGTGTAAGCGTACCTGAAAGTTTGCCGCTTACTGCTCTGCCTTTTACTACTTTGATTTTTGCTTGCCCGTCACCTGTAATAGTGCCTGATGCATTAGGCTCCCAAACATTTCCATTTTTGGTTAGTGTAATAGTTGTAGGGCGGCCCGACAAGTTCCTTGCAGGACGTTCTACAGTCGTCCCATCAGGTATTTGTTTTAAAATATCAACAGATCTAAAATTTATCGTTTGTTCAGCAATAATTTGGTGTACTAGCATAGCATATTCCTGTAATCTTTATATGAATATATTTATCACATACCAAAGAGACTTAAATATTCTACTATGGATAGTAATATTGATGATCCTTGCGATGATTGTACCCATTGGATAGGACATATATAATATGTACACACATTGGCACATCATAGATGCAAGAACCAAAGAAGTTGTAGTTGAAAAACTGCCCGATTTACATCAAGCCAACGAATCCTTGCACATATTAAAAAGTCAAAACCCACATGCGGAGTACGAAATAGTAGAAACACAACATTCTACAGTTAAACCTGGTTTTGGACGTGATCCTGATTTACATTGATTGTAGTTGTAATGAAATGAGCTAAAGCTCATTTGTGTTTTCGCTTGTCGCTCAAACACTTAATCTTTTTTAAAGATGATTAATAATAAGTGCGAAGCACTTTAGCTTCATGTAGATTGTTTCAGTCAGACGGAACCTGTTACGGTTCCATCTAATCTCAAAACTTCATGTGAGTTCGTCACAGCCGAGATTCGGAAGTAGGTGTTTGTTTATACACTCTGTTCAATGGGCTCTGACCTTTCCCAACCTACGTCGACATTACGAAAAAATCTGCTTAACCGCTTTACCGCTTCGCGGATCGCTTCGCTACCTCCCGCTTCGTTCCTTTGCAAGGAGTTTTTATGAACTGTGTTGTGTTTTTCGATTGCTAACATCAACCTACGTCAATCCTGCCGCCCTACTACCGGACGCGGCTCAACGTGTACGAGTGTCCTTCTCACAGGACCTTTTCCTCAGCGGTATTACAAACTGGCCCGCCAACCTTATGTGTTAGATTGTTTTGCCTTGATGTTTTGTTCTAGCAATGCCTGTCGTAGCTTGTCTGAACCACCTACTCTAACATTAATGATTCCATTATAATAATCATCTCGTTCAAGTACTCGCCTGTCAAACTGTTCTCGTGCCTCTATGTAGGACATTTCTCCCCTACCTTTACATAGGTATAGTATTTCTCTTGTGAATTTCTCTGGACCTAGTTGTGCAACATCTGCGATTAGTCTTTCTGAGCTACCCCAGTAGTCGCGCCAGTCACTTTCTTTGGTTCCACGTCTTTTGTTTTTTTTGCCTTTTAGAGGTGGCTTAGTAGTTTTAAATCTTGCTAGTTTTTTGCCTATGTACTTTTGGTCTGTAGTGGTGTTGGTAATAAGATAAACAAATCCTTCATACTCTTCTGGTATTGTGTCTATTGTTTGTCCTTGGTAAGTCCACTGCATATGGATACTTAACCAAGCCTATTGAGTGTCTGCCTCTTTTTTGGTTTTGTGTTGTTCGTGTATTTCAATTGACCGTAATCTTGCTAATTTTCGTATTTCTCTTAGCCATCTGCGGGCGGCTGCATGTGTACGCACAGAATTTCTAGCTTCAAATTTTTCATTTTCTTTGAAGTATTCCATGTATGCTTTTGTTAATTGATCATGTATGTCGTCTTTTATATTACTCATCGTCTTTTTCTAATGATAATGGTTTGCTAATAGGCATCCCAGCTCTATCAAACCATCTTCCATCATGTGTTTTGTATACATGTGATCTATAGTTGCCTTCTTTACCTTTAACTGTAATTGAACGTTTAGTGATTTCGCCTTTGTATTCTGAGAAGTCCTTGTTAATAACATAAATTTTGTTCGGAAAGCCCATGTAGAGTCTGTCTATTGCAATTTCTCCTTGACCAATCATATTGCTTACTACTATTTCTGCACTCATTCTACAATCTCTATGTCGTTAGCATAACTTGTAAAGCCGTTTTCTTTTATAACCTTAAGTACGTGATTAACACGACCAACAAGTTCGTCTTTGTGTGAGATAAGGAACACATTTTTGCGTCGCTCTCTACCCATCTTTTTAAGTATGCTCAGCGAGTTTTCAACTCCTGCTGTGTCCATACCACTGTCGATCAACTCATCAATAAACAATAGATTGATATTTTGATACAAGCTCTCCCAAACATCACGGAATGCAAAGCTCATACCAAGTATTAGTCTATTGCGCTCACCTCTTGATAAGTTATCAAAGTCTAGGTCTTGACCAAGTTGTGTAATTTCAACAGCAAGGTCGTTTTGGAATACCACTTGATGGGGCAATCCAAGTTTTACTATATAATATGTAAGACGATTGTTTAGGTATGCTAGATTCTGTTCAATAATTTTTTTACGAATAAATGAATCTTTGTTTGTAAGTAGTTTGTGTAAGAATTCTTGGTGTTCTTTAAAGTCATTAAGATCATTTACAGGAGTCCAATCAATTTCCTGAATTGCTGTTTGTTCTAATTCTTTGATCTGTGCTTCATATGGATCTTGTTCAGCATGTTTGTTTTCTAAACTCTGCCTCAAACTGTCAACATTGTTTCTATGTTCGTATGCTTCTTTAGCAGTTTCATAAAATGTGTCAGGACGTCCGTTGATGTCACCTATTTCTTCAAGACCGTCTACAACATCTTTTAGTTTATCTGCAACTTCTTTATGGTATGCTTGAGCATCTGCTAATTCTTTGTCTTTTCGGTCTTCAAGTTCTGCTTTTTTGTCGTCATGCAGTGCTTGTCCGCAAGTATAACAGGTAGCATCTCCTAAATTTGCAATGTCTTTTTCTGCTTTTTCAACGCTGTTTGTAGCACGTAGTAATGCACTCTCTAGTGTACTTTTTTCTTTATTAAGAGCCACGATTGCATTGTTTAATTCAGTCCAGTTTTGTAGTTTTTCATGATTGTCAAGTTCTACATTAATATCTAAATGCTCTAGTTCGTTTATATTCCTTTGTAATCTGTCAACATCTTGTTGTTGTTTGCTCAACCAAGCTCGCTGTGTGTTACGTAGGCTTTCAATAGTATCTTTGATTTTTTCGTTTGCGTTTTGTACACCGTTAATTTTTGCATTTTCTTCTGCGATTGCTTCTCGAGTATGTCGCATTTGTTCTTTTAATATTTCTGCTTTGGTAGAAAGTATAGTTATACCAAGCAACTGTTCGATGATAGCACGTTGATCATTTTGTTTCATACTTAAGAATGGTTCAGAATAGGTGTTTAGTGCCACAACATGCTTAAACATATCATGACTCATGTTTAATAATTCACCAATTGATTCTTGTGTTTTACGACTGTCTCCTTGACTTAGATCATCTAATTCTTGTTCTTGATCGTCCACATAAAACTTTAGTACATTAGGTGAACGGCCGCGTTCAATTCTATAGTCAATACCGTCTTTTTCAAAATGCAATGTAACCAACATACCTTTTCCGTTGGTCTTATTGATTAGATTATTTCTTCTAATGTTGGTAAGGGCAACTCCATACAGAGCATAACTGAGGGCGTTTATGATAGTGGTTTTGCCCGTACCATTTCTTGATCCTGCGTCATCGCCGCCTTGATCAAGGTTTTCACCAAGCACAAGTGTTAGTTGTTCCTTGTTGAAATCAACAGCCTGGGTTTGATTGCCCACGCTCATAAAATTTTTAACTGTTAAATCTTTAATTTTAATCATTATAGCTCGTTGTAGATGTCCAATAACATCTTTTTGTTGAATTGTTCTGAATCGATTGCTGATATTTCTCCACTTACAATTTGATCTACACTTTCAAACTGTTGGATATCAACATCTGTTGAAATTTCCTCCATTTGTTTTTGAGGAATAAGACTGATTTCTCTACACTTATATTGATTTACAAATGTTTCTTTAATAAATGTTGCTTCTTCGAACGAAATAGGTACATCAATTGTAACACGTAGATACATTTTAGGTTTGATAATATTATCTGTGTCTTCTAATAACTGTTTTAGACCAATAGTTCTATACTTGGGACAGTCTGCCCAACTCAAATATTCTGGCTCTTTGTTATTTTCTCGATCAAGAATCATCATTCCTCGATCATCGTCCCATGCATCTGCATAATTGTGTGGAAAAGCATTGCCAATATAATGTATAGATCCTTGTTTTTGTCGTTTATGAAAATGTCCAGAGAATACATATTCTTGATGTACAAAATGTTTAGATTGTAATTCGCCTGTGTCTGGCATTTGTACCATTGCGTTCATATAGAAACTAGGAAGTTCAAAGTGACCAAACATATATTTGGCTTTAATCTTTTCAATTTTTTTCCATTCGTCACCTACTAACCAAGGCACAAGTGCTACGTCATCCTCTTCATAGATGTCGTCTACAAGTGTTATACCTGGAATGTGTCTTCCAAATTCAGTAGAACTTACATCACGTTTGTCTTTGTAGTACAAATCATGATTACCAACAAACATATAAAACTTATCAAATGCTTTTCCTAGTTTTTCTAAGCATCGGATAGTAGCATCCATAGTAGTTAGGTTAAGTGAATTACGATTATGATGCCAATCTCCACAAAAAATACCAGTCTCACAGCCGTTTGCCTGTGCCTGATCTATATACCAATCCACAAATTCTTCACAATCATCATTGTGAACTTTACTATTGCCTTTAAGACCCAAATGGATATCAGTAAAAACTGCTGCTTTTTTAAACAATATTCAATCCTCAGTTATGTTACTATAAAGTGTAACGCAAAAAGTAACTAAAGTCAAGAAGTTTTTTTGACTTCAGCTTCTCTTTTAAGTTGGTTTTCCCATTCACCTTGACTCTGTCGGGTGTAACTAGGATTTAAGTGGTTCATCTCTAAAATATCATCTCTAATATTTTGATTACGCTTTTCTATGTTTATAACTCTTACAAACGAATTTGTAACTGCAGCTGTATAGTAGGCAAATGGATTTTGCGATTTTGATTCATCAAATTGCAATCCTATCTGTGTAAGTTGTAGTATAGCTTGCCCACGCATTTCGTCATTGTAGGTATAGCCTCTTACATTACCTCTTGTTCCGTATCTATCACACAGCTTCATCCACATACGAGCTAGTTTAGTTGTAACAGTTCCGTGAGTCATTGAAAAAGTGCCGTTTTCCATACCACCTTGCCAGTGACTTTTTCCTATACATACTAAATCGTCATTTTCATTGAACTTAAAGTGTTGGAATGGTGGAAAATTCAATCTTACCTTATGATCTGCTACAGTTTTAGGATTTTTCTTACGTCCTGGTTCATCAGGTACATGATCATAAGTCATAATTCTGAATATTAATTCTTGTTTTGTGATTTTTCTATAGTCGACTTCGCATTCTGCCATCTTTAGTCTTTTGCCAGATGCTTTTGCTTCATCAAATGCCTTAACTGATAACCTTTTCGCCTTATTTCTTTTTGCTTCTGCTATAGTTCTAATGTTAATCTTTTCAACACTAGGTAAAATTATGTCAAATTGATGGTAGTCATCGTCAACATAACTGCAAAAACTACTTTTTGACTTGTGTATTTCACTAAGTATGTCTTTGTTATTTAAATAATTGATTTTTTTCATTGATTCTCCAAACATTTTATCTTATTATAAACTACGTAGTTAAAAAAGTCAATAAATACTTTACAGGAGAAGTATATGATTAATCCAAGAATAGCACAAAATTTACGTTCCCAGTCTAGGAACCAACAAAGCCCTTTTGAAAGTGTTGCTAACACAGTAGGTTCAGAATTTTTAAAGACTGGCGGTGATTTTGTTAATACTGCGAAACAAAGGGTTGAAGATTTTGTGCAAGACACCGGATTTGGAAAAGCTCTTAGAGCATTTGGCTTGTTTGCTGATGCTGTACCAAAAGAAGTCAGTCTTAAAGACGGTAATTGGTCATCAAGCTCTTCAAGCGGTGATTGGCGTGTCAAACTAAGTTTACCTCAAAATTTTGCATCAAGTCCTGTAATGAGTCCTTTGACAGAGACTAGCGGATTGGTGTTTCCGTATACTCCTACAATTTATATAACGCACTCTGCAGGTTATAATCAAATACAACCTATACATAGTAATTATCCTTTTTATGCCTATCAGAATTCAAGAGTGGAACAGTTCAGTATTGTTGGTGATTTTTATGTTGAAAATGCTTTAGAAGCACGTTATTGGGTAGCGGCAATACATTATTTGCGTTCAGTAACAAAAATGGCTTATGGCCAAACTTCTAACTCAGGTTCTCCACCACCAGTTGTAAGATTAAACGGTTACGGAGACTTTGTTTTTAAAAATGTACCTGTGGTAGTGAACAGTTTTGCAGTTGAACTAGGTCAAGATATAGATTATATCAAATGTGATATAGGTGAAGGAGCATCGTGGGTGCCAACTAGAAGCAATATACAGGTAACTGTTGCACCAATCTACAGCAGAAGAGCTGTCGAGTCATTTAGTTTAGATAGATTTGTAAATGGAGGATATATTGGTCCTAATGGCGGAGGATTTATTTAATGGCAAAATATAGTGCTAGTAGTCCTTGGCATAATACTAAAACTAGAAATAATCAATATTTAGATTTTCTAAGTATTAGACCAGTGCCAAAACAAAGTGACGATATTGCATATACTATTGAAGTTCAATATACACACAGACCAGATTTACTTGCATATGATTTATATGGCAATAAAGATTTATGGTGGGTATTTGCTCAAAGAAACATGGATACAATAAAAGATCCTATCTATGATTTTGAAGAAGGAGTTGAAATATATCTCCCCAAAGGCCCGCAGTTAAGAAAAATATTAGGATTATAAATGACATTACAAGCACAAAATCTTGCACAGCGAGCAGTTGCAGCAGGAAGACAAGTACAAGATTACGTTGAGAACAATGTAAAAGATTCAAACATTGTCAACAGTGCTAGAATTACAGTTGATGCTATTAGAGATTCGATAGATGGATCTTTATCTGAAGCTACAGGAGCTGTTGCAGATCCTGTTACAGAAGTTGCTACAAGGGCTGCAGAAATTACTTCAAGTCCTAGTTCTTTACTAGGAGCAATTTCTAGTTTGTTTGGATTCGGAGCAAAGAAAAGTAATGATTTAAAAGATTTTGCTTCTTACTCTTACGTGTTTACGCTAGGAGTGCTAACCAACTTTGAAATAAATTTTCCAGATTTAACATATAGACGTAGAGATCCATGGATTACAATACTTAAATCAGGCGGAGGCCTAGGAAATAGTAAAGCAACAACAATCTATGAAAGCCAAGGAAGATTAGAATATTTCATAGATGATGTTAACATAGATAGTTTAATAGGATTGAATCAAGCAACAAAGCAATCAAATGCTACAAATATAGAATTTAAAGTTACTGAACCTTATAGTATGGGATTGTTTTTACAAACTATTCAAGTAGCGGCAGCAAAAGCAGGTCATAAAAATTATCTTGAAGCACCTTTTGTGTTATCTGTAGAATTTAAAGGATGGGACGATAACGGAAACGCAATTTCAAAACCTAACCTGCGTCGAATCTTTCCTTTAAAATTTTCAAATGTAGATTTTTCAGTTAACGAAGGCGGCAGTGTTTATAATGTAGCGGCTGTACCATGGCACGAACAGGCACTGAATGATCAAGTACAAAGTATAAAGTCCGATGTTAACTTAACAGGCACTACAGTGTCAGACCTTTTGCAAAGTGGAGGTTCTAGTTTAGCAGAAAACTTAAACACTAGAGAACAAAAGCGAAAACAAGACAACCAAGTAGTTACTCCTGACGAATATGTAATTTTATTTCCTAAAAATCGATCTAGTCTTGACGAAGCATTACTAGGCTCACCAGCAGATACTGCTGGTGCAACTGAAGAACAAGGAGAAGAAAGAGAGCTATCTGAGGACGAAAAATTAAGAATATATGAAAGTATTACAGGTCTTGAAAATTCTACACTTCCAGCAGATTTTGATACAGAACTATCTAAACTCTTAGGAGTAATTGTAAATAGATCAAATATTGGTGAAGCAATTAGAGAATTTGCAGAAAATCCTGAAAATATTAATGAAATTGGCCAAGCAAAACTTGTAGATTCTTTCTTAGATGGAGGTAAAAAACCCTTTGGCAGACCGGCATTTGTAGAAGAAACAAGATTAGCAGGCGGACCACCTAATAAAAATGTACAAGTAGGCACTGGTATTTTTACTAGAGGTAATATTACGATTAGTGATAATGGTAGAACACTTACATTTAAAACTGGAACAAAGTTTCAGGACATAATTGAAGAAATTGTTTTGCTCAGTGAATATGGTAGAAAAATTGTAGATGCAGAACCAGATGAAAATGGTATGATACCTTGGTTTAAAATTGAAGCAGATGTATACAATGTCACAGATCATGATACAATGGATCAAACTGGTAAATTTCCTCACATATATGTTTATAGGGTAGTTCCTTATCTAGCACATATAAGTAGGGTAAGTTCTACATCTCAAGCAAGTCCTGGTATTATTGCTTTAAAAAGACAAGCAGCGAAAACTTATGATTATATCTATACAGGTCAAAATGATGATATTTTGGACTTTAACATCGAATTTGATGCGGCTTTTTTCCAGGCAATTACACCATTTGGTGGAAAAGACACAACAGGTAATAAGAAACAAAAAGAAGACAGTCCTGGTCCTTCTCCAGGACACCCAGAATACAAACCTAAACCAGGAGATACTACAGGCGGTGTAAATGCAAATGCAACCACAGTAGAAACACCAAGGCCTGGATCTGGACAATCGGGCGGCGGTCTAGTATCTAATAGTAAAACTGCCATTGCAAGAAATTTTAATGATGCACTTGTAAACTCTCCAGTTGATTTAGTTAGTGTTGAGCTTACAATTTGGGGAGATCCGTATTATATAACCGATAGTGGTATGGGCAATTATACAGCATCTCCGACAAATTTCATAAACATAACAGCAGACGGAACAATGGATTATCAAAGTTCTGAAGTAGATATTGAATTAAATTTTAGAACACCCTTAGATTATCAAGTAAACGGAAGCTATATGACATTTCCAGGTAGCGGGTCAAAACCAGTAGGTGCATTCAGTGGATTATATCAAGTTATAAGTTGTATGAATAGTTTTAGTGGAGGAACATTTACGCAACAGCTTAGTTTAATAAGAAGAAGAAACCAGCCCGGACTAGATACGAACGCATTACCGGTAAGTACAGGTAATCAGATAGTAGAAGAAGCAGTGGAAGACACAACTACAACAACCACAGGCGGAACAAGTGCAGGCGGAAGCGATACAGGAAATGTTGGAAATACAGAAGATAACCTTTTAATGAATCAAAATCAAGAAGAGCGCGAATTTGATATAGAATTAAATGAAGGCGTAACATAAAATGTCTACCAATCAACTTAAAAGAACCAGACGCCCATCCTGGATGGAAGGTAGTGGTCCTTACTTAGGAAGAATAATAAACCACCTTGATGCAGAATATATGGGAGGAATAGAAGTAGAAATTTTAAAAATTACAGAAAACGGAAATCCAGCGAGTGCAGAAGGTTCTGGATATCAGTTGCCTTGTTATTATGTGTCTCCGTTTTACAATGTAACTCCTAGGGCAGGAGTAAAGAAAAATGATGATTATCAATCGTCTCAGCAAAGTTCAGGTTTTTGGGCTGTACCGCCTAATGTAGGTACAAAGGTTATTGTTTTATGTTTAGAAGAAAACTTTGGGTTTGGATATTGGTTGGGTTGTGTCCAAGATCAATATATGAATTTTATGGTTCCGGGCAATGCAAGTACAACATATAATAATAGTGATCCGTCTAAAGCAAAACCTGTTGGAGAATTTAACAAAGAATTAGAAACTGCCGAAGGAAGAGATCCAACAAAATACATAAAACCTGTTAATAGTTTAGCTGATACAATTCTCACTCAGCAGGGCCTAAGTGGTGACACTACTAGAGGCACAACTACGTCAAGCGCAAGAAGAGAAGTACCAAGCAGTGTGTTTGGATGGAGTACACCAGGACCTTATGATAACAGACCCGGTGGCCCTACTGCTAGATACGGTCCAGAATTTGCACAGAGTAACGTTCCATTTAGCCGTTTAGGTGGATCTAGTTTTGTAATGGATGACGGCGACATGACTCTATTAAGGAAAACGGCTGCAAGCGCAGGACCGCCAGAATTTGCAAATGCAGAAGCAGGCGATTTTTCAGGTGATCCTACTATTCCTCATAATGAACAGATTAGACTTAGAACAAGAACAGGCCATCAAATTTTATTAAGCAATACAGAAGATCTTATCTATATTGGCAATGCAAAAGGTTCTACTTGGATTGAAATGACCAGCAATGGAAAGATTGACATTTATGCTCAAGATAGTGTAAGCATTCATACATCTAATGATTTGAATATTACAGCAGATAGAGATATTGTAATGAGTGCAGGCAGAAATATTTGTTTAAAAGCAGGCAATGATGGAAGGATAACAGCGGTAGAAGGTGTTCACATAATGGCAAAAACTCACACAGAAACTGCTCCATCTGGTATTAACATGAACGGTCCGCCAGCTACACCTGCATATAGTCCGACAAGAACACCACAACATGAACCTTGGTTTGGACATGAAAATTTTGGACCAACTGAATATACTGCTGAAAAAACAGATGCCGATCCGGCTGCTGGAAACACAGTAGATGAAACTGGAAATAATTTTGTTGCTACAGGACAACCACTAACACCAGATACATTCAGGAAAAGTAGGTAAGATAAATACGATATGAGCAGTCTAGAAAAAAATCTATATAAGCAGGTTACAGTAAGATCAAATAAAGGTAATAGAGATAATTCTATTGGATCTCGTGCTTATCGTGGCATAAGCACTGTCAATCCTGAAAATAGTTCAACTGTTTTGTACGATCTTGCACTTATCAAACAAGACCTACTTAATCATTTTCATATTAGACAAGGTGAAAAACTAAGTGATCCTGAATTTGGCACAATCATTTGGGACGCACTTTTCGAACCTTTGACTGATAATATGCGAGATGCTATAAAGAACAATGTTACAAAAATTGTTAATTACGACCCTAGAGTATCTGTTGATCAAATTACGATAGATCAATACGAAAGTGGCATTCAAATTGAAATTAGCCTTACATATTTGCCATATAATATTTCAGAAAGCATGACTTTGAAGTTTGATGAAAATGCCGGCTTTTTAAATACATAATTAACTACGCACTTATCTTATTCGTATAAATATAGTATAGAGGAAAAACATGCATGTCATCAACAGATAGACAAAATAGATTATTAGTAGCTGAAGATTGGAAGCGCATCTATCAAACATATAGAAATGCAGATTTCAAAAGTTATGATTTTGACAATCTTCGCAGAACTATGATTGCGTATCTAAGGGAAAACTATCCTGAGGATTTTAATGATTATATCGAATCAAGTGAATACCTTGCACTGATAGATTTAATTGCTTTTTTAGGACAAAATTTAGCGTTTAGAATTGATCTAAACTCTCGTGAGAACTACTTAGAGCTTGCAGAACGCCGTGAAAGCGTTTTGCGTCTTGCACGACTATTATCTTATAATCCTAAAAGGAATCAATCTGCCAACGGGTTGTTAAAAATTGAAAGTGTAAGTACAACAGAAGATATAACAGATTCAAACAATTTTAATCTTGCTAACCAAACTGTGCTTTGGAATGATCCAAGCAATGCAAGTTGGAACGAACAGTTTGTAAAAATTTTAAACGCAGCACTTCCCACTAATGGAACATTTGGCCGACCTGTAAAAAAAGATACAGTGTCTGGTATTGCT